CTCCTTATTAGTATACTACATTATTGATTGTTGAGAAACTATTTATTACTGGCTATTGATTGTTAGGATCTACGGGCGTAGTTCCGAAGATGGATACATCTTCCAAGTTCTGGAAGGTGCTCGACTCTTCGTTGAGATTGAATACCGTACGTGCTGGTAGTGTGAACTCGTTCGGACGGATCTTTATATTCAACGCCGTACCGATAGCCTGACCTTCGTTTACGATACCAATGCCATAAGTTTCCTCAATAGCCATTTCCTGAATACCGTAACGATTGTCTTCGAAGGACTTAACATGCGGATCTTCGTCAACGATCAAAGCCCCAAGGTTCTTACTATTGAACATCAGGATATCAGTTACACGCTGAACCGGGTCGAAGCGCATGAACGGCGATACCAGGATCTTGAACGGCAAACCAAGGTAGTTCGGTAGAACTGGACCTGAAGTCTGACGCTGTGGCATACCTTCTGGAGTACTGATCTGTCCTCCAGTTAGTTGCCCAGCATTATATTGCCCAGTCTGACCTTGTCCATAACCCATACCTCCGAAGTTATAGAACAAGTTGCTGAGTTGAGCCGCCTGACCAGTCCAGTTAGCGAAGAATGAACCACCACCTGCTTGGATAGCGAACTCACGAAGCAGAGGATCTTTTACCCACATCAACCAAGCCATCGGGTGAACTAGCATGGTGTCTGGGATGAACCCGCCTAATAGGATCTGAGCGTACATGTCGAATACATCGTCAACCGTCATGGAACCGTTTAGTTGTCCCTTGAGGTTACGACCTGTCGTCACACCCTTGATAGGCTGAGACGTCGACGCAGTTGTACGTGAGGTAGGGTCGTTGTTGAATACAACAGCACCCATGCTCGTGATGAAACTGAAAATGAACTCTTCTTTGTGACGGGCTAGAGCGTTGCCTGCTAAGCGTAGCCATGTGTTGATCCATGGATAACTGGACTCCTCCACATAACGCTTGGCGATCTTCAACATAAGACCATGGCGGGTAACGTGCGTACCGTACGTCGCAGCTCCGCCCACGTCGATGTTGTAAATCGGCAATGCCATACCATCACCAGCCTCTTCAGCACGAAGCGGTGGGATGGCAGGGAACACGCTCATCATACCAGGAACGAAATCGATCCTAGTCAAGAGCGAGGTACCAATCAAGAGAGGCTCAATACCTTCCTGAATAATCTGTGTCATGACACGAGGGATCATGAATGCGGCATTCTGAATGTCGAGAGCGTCCTTGAGAGACAAGTGCTTCTTGGCTTCAGGATCCCAGCCGTTGACACGCATAATGCTGTCAAAGCGACGGAATGAGGCCACTTCTGTGTCAGTCATCGTTAGAGGTGCTTTTAAAGCCATGATATACTCTCCTGGTACTGGATACTACTACGTGGATCTCACTCATGTCTATTTAGTATAGCATGATTAGGATCTTACTGCGATTTCTACTTCGATTTCTTGTCCGCATCGTTCGCATTTGAATGCGCCAGCGACTTGTCCAAGAGAATTCTTTTTTACCAGGAGTTTATTACATACCTGGTTTGGATCTTTCAACCTAGGACCTTGACATCGTAGCCCGTTCGGATTGATAAGTGCTCGACCCTTTTTGATTGCTGTCAGAAAGTTCATGACTTTTGCCATTCCCTAAAATCAGAGGCTCCCTGATGAAAGCGGAGCCTCAAGTCTTTACAGGAAGCCTCCAACTTTCACTAAGATGTACGTACTGTACTCATTGCGGAGGCTCTTACCTTGGTCATAGGCGGACTTGAAGATACCGTCGGTGCCTAGGTTGAGTTGATAATCAATACCACCAGTGGCGCTACCACCCATCATAATGCTGGATGGATTAGGATCCTTGATAGGACCTACGAGGCGGGACGGATCCCACAACGTACGTACACGGTTGGCGTAGTCACGGATCGGATACATGTTCTGAATACCTACGATACGTCCACAGATATCAGCAACGTCTCCACCATCCCAATTTTGATAGTGTCCAGCATCCTGTCCAGCAACACCGTTCGTTCCTGCGCCGGCGATCGAGCCCATTACTAATTGACCAAAGGCTGGAGATCCAGTGAAGTGAACGAATGAGCGACCGTAGTTCGTCTGAACATAACCCAATACACCGTCTGTAGTAGCATCAGTGGATAGGGTTGATGGAGTTGCGCCGATCCAAGGCAGACGAATTACCATTGCCGTCTGGATGGCGGTACCCATTTCGTGCATATAGTTGTGAACCTTAAACTTGATAGGGATCACGCCGTTCAACTTGTACGATAACTGACCAGCCACCGTACTGTTGAAGTCAACACCACCAAGGTATTGGAAGACGTTGCGGATAGTCAAGCCGATTGGTCGAACACGATTTACTGGAGTATCAGTGGTCGGTACAGAAAGACCGAATTCATACTCCGAACCGAATAGGTTGCAATTCAAGGCATTGGTCACATCCGTGGTAGTAACCGTATAAGTGGTACCATCAGCAAAGGTGAGCACGTCGCCTGAGACACCGTTAGATGGAGCGGCAAGAACAGCTACTTCACCTGCGGCGGCAACTAAGTTGCCAGTAATTGCGTTGTAGGCAAAACCTACGTCTCCTTGTGAATACTTCAGAGCGCAATATAGACCACCACCGTTAGTAGTGTGAGTTGCGTCAAATTCCTGAGAACCGCAGAATAGACCTGCTGGCACGAATGCGCCGGATGAGTCCTGTCCTACAAGTTGTTGAGAACTTAGTACCACGTTAGCTAGAACTGGGTGTCCTTGATCTTGACGAGCGCTAGGCAGATAAGGAGCGGGGTAAGGAACTGGCAGCCACGGACGCAGACATTCTGTTGCTTCGGCGTCTGGAGTGGTGTGACCGATACGATCACGCCCGAATAAGTTGCCTGTATATTGATTGTTAATATCGAAAGCCATTGTATGCTCCTGTTAACTTGTGATTACAGCCTTAGCGTTGTTGTATGCTAGGTCCGCCATGTAAAGTGTTCTGTCTCTTAGCGTCATAGATGCCAGTCTGTCACGGAGTGCTGCATCCGCAGCCTGCTGCTTCTTGAGCTTCTCCATTGGAGTCTCACTCACATTGGCACTTGAAGCTGTGCTGTCTGTAATTGCGACTGCTGGATCTACCTGTGCATTATCGGCAACCGACTTGCCTGGTTCTGGGACCTTATCAGCCGGTGTTGCTGAAGTGGCTTCTTTCCACTTCAGCTCGGACATAATATCGGCAACTGCATCCTTCAAAGACGTCACGTGCCTCTTACTCAACTCATCGACCTTGGCAGCTAAAGCTTCCTTGGTCAAGTCCTTATAATCTGTATGACCAGACATGGACTTATAAATCACAATCTGTGTAGCCAGTGACTTCTTTATACCGACTAACATTGCTTGACTCTGTGCCTTTGCTGCGTCTACCTCAGCAGTCTTAGCAGTTACTTCGTCTGTCAAAGTGTTGATGGCTTCTTCTTTATCGGCCAAATCTTTGGAAAGAATTAGAACTGAATCTTTTTCTTTCTCCAAGAGATACTTCTTCGACCATGCTAAAGCACTGTCAGCACTCCACTTTTGACCAACGTCAAAGTGAAGCATTCGAATCGAACCTTTGCAGTTATCGTCGGCGCTCTTGTAAATCTTATCGAGACCGTTGTAATGATCTACGGCTTGTTTGGCTGGTCCATCACTCATATCTAACTTCAACACAGTGATAGAGTCCTGAACATCGATGCTATTCTGGATAGTATCGGAATTCGCAGGCGTTTGTGCGACGGCATCAGCCTTCTTAGTATTGCAACCAAGACTGGATGCTTTGCGAGCCACACAAGATAGGATTGCAGACTTAGAACCAGTGCCCTTATAGCGCCCGATAAGACGACGTGCTGCCACAACATGAGCACAATCTGGAACTGGGAACGAACGACCTGGACCGCAGAAAGTGCCTGTCGCCAGACCCTTACGCTTTTCAGAACTTAACTTGGCGTCCTTAACATCTGCTTCTGTTAACTCACCAGCCTTAACAGCAGCGTCCATTTCTAGACACAGTTCCGTATATAGGCCTTCTTCATCTGCGAAGTAGGCTTTGTCTTCATCGGTCATTTCAAACTTAGACCAATCAACTTCATCACCACAACCCTCACAAGGCTCAGTGATAGCAGCAGCCAACTCTTCATCTACTTCGGCAGCCTTGGTTGGTGTGGAAGCATTCGCATCTACACCTGTCCAGTTGTTCTTCTTGATCTTTGCATTGAGAGTTGACATCAAAGAACGCTTGCTAGTTTTGTCAACCTCTTCGGTAGGCTTCCAATCTAGTAAGGTTTGCTTGAGTTCAAGAGCACGGGTGGCTATTAGTTTTTCATCTTTTAGTTCCACCTCAAATGCATTCCGAGATTCAGACTTAGTCAAATCGTATACTGTTGCCACTTGTTCCTCCACTAGTTGGATGTCATAGTCCATTTTGGCATCAGACATTGACATGCCAGCAGCCTGGACGAATGCTTGCTGCTTGTCGTGACTTAGACCCATGAAGAACTTGCGATTGAGCGAGTCCTTGATAGCATCTTTGGCAACCTTACCAGCAAATGGATCAGCAGGGAAGTTGACGAACGATAGTTCCTCATACTTGAAGTCTCCACAAATCAAGAACATCGTCTTCTTGGAGTCTTCATCTCCCTCACCTGGGTGATGGTCGCACTTGTCGTCCTTAGCCCAATCCGTATGACAGATGCTGCAGATGGCAGAGTCCGTCTGGAAACCTACGGATACGGTTAGAAACTCATCACGTAGAACCTTAGCGATGGCGTCGGGGTTTGTAACATTCAAACCTAACTCGATGTAGCCAAGCCCCGAATAATCGGCAATACCCATCAGGTTGTCTACGATCCAATCAACTGACTTGAATAGATCGACTTTCTTATCGCCAACCTTGTAGAAAAGTGAATCTTTTATTGTTGGGAACTCAGATGCCCACTTGTAAGATTCATCAATATAACGAGCCGTGCGTACACGACCTAAGACGTCCCCAATCTTATCGTGTTCGAAGAGAACAGGCTTTGCGTAACCTTTACCCTCTTCTGGTACCCATTGATGGGCAGCATCTTGCATTCTATCAGGACGATAGAATCTGTGATTCTGATTCACGACACCTGAATGAGTAGCAGCGACTTTTACAAGTAGACTGCTGCCAGTCGGCGAGGTGGAATCTCGGCACTCAAAAAGTGATTTCTTGTCCTCCATCACCTCTTTGGGTTTGAAGGTCCAAAAATCACGCATACGTAACTTCGCCATTGTGGCTCCCTATTAGGCTTTAACTTCAACTGCACAGACCGCATAGGTTGCTGGGACAGGAACTAATACAGCACTCTCAGTTCCTGAGGAAATGCTAATATCTGTGCTCTGTGTGTTCGTAGGCGAAATCGCCACCACAGATGCAGTAAGTCCTGTAGAATCAGCCACCGTCATTGATAGAGGTTCTTGGCGACTATCTCCTGCCTCTTCACTACGTAAAGTGTTAGTGTTGCCAGACTTTACTGGTCCAGCGACACTCACTGCCACGGCGGCTTGGTTCAAACACGACTGAGAAGCAAAGCCCGCCGATAGGAAACTGCCCGCAGTAACAGTAAGTGCAATGGATGGAGCAGCAGCGTTTGCCAAAGCAGCCGCATTAGCAGCAGTAACAGCCGCAATTGAAGTGCCACCACTATACACAACTACCACAGCAGCACACTCAGCACCACCTGATAGAGTTATTGTCAATGATGTAGCAAGTGTTGGAGTGCTACCAGCACCAGTTGTCCAAACTTCTCCACGAACTACACCTTGTGTTAGTTGATCGGCGGTAGTTTGAATATCAGCAGGCCAATTGAAGTCTTGCTCTCCACCTGGCAAATCGGACGCATTAGCAACCGTACGATTGCCTGGACTATAAGAGGCGTTGACACCAGTTTGGAATGTATAAGTATTCGGCGTGACGGCTCCATTGTCTGTTACACTCAACACCGTAACTTCCGCAGACAGAATGGCAATGTGCACAACAGCCGTCTGATTAGCCGTGTGAGCCAAAGTAATAGGCACGACTAACGTAGATACGGACGAATCTATATTGATAGCACGAGTGGTATTAACGAATGCAACGGCCATGTGAGTTCTCCTTGAAAATTATTACTTATTTCTTTCCTGGCTTGCCTGGCGTCGGCATTTGATTTGGCGGCGTCGGCAAATAAGTCTTTGGGGTAGTGTTTAGAACTATGTGAGGGTTCTTCAAAGCCTGGTCTAGTGGAACATCAACACCATTACTACCATGCTTCGTGATTGGAAGATCGTTATTCCATTTCGGCGTAGCCATTGTCTTCTCCATCCCACGCATCTACCATAACCGAAAGCATTTCTGGATCGGTAGTCTGCGAAAGCATC